TGGTTCTGTTTCGTTTGTCATTCCAACTTCCGTTCCCGTAACCGGGGTCTTCGCAACAGGTCAAACCGGTTCTGTTGTTGTAGGATTCAATCAAATAGTGTATGTTTCCGGGGTACAAGCCACTGGGTATGTCGGGTCCGTTAATATTTGGCAGTTGATTAACACGCAACAAAACCCAAATTGGATTGACATAAACGACAGTCAAACCTCTGGTTGGGTAGATGTCCCGACCACACAAACGTCCAATTGGACCCAAATAGCCGCGTAAGGAATATTCATGGCAACTCCGCTTCTTGGTTTAGCTCTTCCAGATCAAGGCTCAAACACTGGAATCTGGGGCACTCTTGTAAACAACTCAATCACATCTCTTCTTGATTCAGCGGTTGCGGGTACCACAACTCTCTCAGCCGACTCGGACGTTACGCTAACGACTACAGAAGAGGCAGCAAACCAAGCGCGGGAAGCAATTCTCCTTTGGACAGCTGCTGGAACAACAACTAGAAATATTACGGCTCCGTACCGGAGTAAAGCATACATTGTCATCAATGCTAGCGGTACGCAGTCGATTGTTCTACGTGCTTACACGGGGTCCGTGTACACGACTGGGGTTACGCTTGTTGCTGGAGAAAAAGCACTCTGCGCGTGGAACGGTTCCGACTTCGTTAAGGTATCAACCACTGTAAATTCGGGAGTAACATCAGTTACTGCAACCTCTCCTGTTGCGTCTTCGGGTGGGGCTACGCCAGTCATTAGTATGGCAGCGGCAACTTCATCTGCTAACGGCTACCTAACTTCGACTGATTGGACTACGTTTAATAGTAAACAAGGAACGATAACGCTTACAACCACGGGTACCAGTGGCGCTGCTACGTTTGTTGGTACTACGTTAAATATCCCCCAGTATGCTGGTGTTGCGTCGGTTTCAGGTACTGCTCCTGTTGTGTCTTCGGGTGGAGCTACGCCAGTCATTAGTATGGCGGCGGCAACTGGGTCTGTTAACGGCTACCTAACTTCGACTGATTGGACTACGTTTAACAGTAAACAAGCTGCTGGGACGTACATTACAGCAGTTACTGCAACATCTCCTGTTGTGTCTTCGGGTGGAGTTACGCCAGTCATTAGTATGGCAGCGGCAACTTCATCTGTTAACGGCTACCTAACTTCGACTGATTGGTCCACATTCAACGGTAAGCAAAGCGCAATAACGCTTACAACCACAGGTACCAGTGGCGCTGCCACACTTGTCGGCAGCACGTTAAATATTCCTCAATATTCTGGTGGCGGTAGTGGTTCCCCTGCTGGGTCAAATACTCAAATCCAGTACAACAACTCAGGCTCTTTTGGCGCTTCTTCCGCATTTACATTTGATGGGGCCATACTAAACGTTAATGGTGTTAAGGTAGGTCGAGGCGCTAGTGCTATAGCCAGCAATACCGCAGTCGGTGACGGTGCGTTAACCAGTAATACTACGGGCACTAACAATACCGCTGTAGGCTCCGGTGCGGGGTATTCTATGGCTGGCGGAGCGGAAAACACATTTTTTGGGTATCAAGCTGGGTATTCAAATTCAAGTGGAACTAATAACGTTGCAGTTGGATCTCAAGCACTAAAAAACGGTGGGAGCGGGTCGAACTGCATAGCAATTGGTGTTTCTGCTTTAGTTAGCTGTTATGGTGCTCAAAATATTGCAATTGGAACATCAGTATTAAGTGGGATTACAAACGCAAATGCCAACATCGGAATAGGAATTTCAGCTTTATTTAATCAAACCGCATCAGACAACAATGTCGCCGTGGGGGGTTTTGCCGGAAATCAGATTACTACCGGTGGTAATAATATATGTATCGGGTATAACGCCGGTGCTGACGCGGTAAGGACGATTACGACCGCCAGCAACCAGATTGTTATGGGCAATAACAGTAATACCAATGCCTATATCAAGATTTCTTGGACCACGACTTCTGACGCTAGGGATAAAACTTCTTTTGCTCCGGTGCCGCATGGGCTGGCGTTTGTAACTTCTTTGGTGCCGACTGCGTATCAGTTCCGTGTATCGCGTGAAGACGAAACCCCATCCGGGCAGGTGCGATACGGCTTTAAAGCACAGGACATCTTAGCTGCTGAAGGGCCGAACCCAGTCATCATTGACGACAGCGACCCAGAGAACTTGAAGTATAACCAAGACTCCATGATCGCCGTGCTCGTCAACGCAATCAAGGAACTCAAAGCCGAACTTGACTTGGTGAAGGCCGAGCTTGCCGCTAAGTAATTTTTCTGTCTTGTACGAACTGTAAAATTGCTGTGGGCATCCGCCCGCCAATCACTGGAGATTTTCATGAAAGACGCAATTATTGAAGCTATTGATGGTTCGGAAGCAGTTGACGCTTTGCAAGCTCTGATCGCTGTTTGCTATGCTGTGGCTGAAGAAAACGGGATTAGCCGTTTTACGCTGACTGAACTGTTCTCGTCCACGGTTGACGCTCTCTCTGATGTTGCTGATGCAGTGGCGATGGCATCGATTGAAGAAGTAGACGAACAGACCGACAACTAAGGTCACGCCCCGGTGCAACCCACCGGGGTATCTATATGCTGTTTTGCGCCGTCTGCCGTGGAGAATTTCTCCGCGAGGATCTTATCGCCCACGGGCGTAAGAACTATTTTTTATGCAGTTCCTGCAAATCTGACGTAAACCGACTGGACCGATTTGGACTGTCCCCCACGGATTATGACTTTTTGTTGAAACTTCAGGGGTATAATTGTGCCATCTGCGATAGGCCCCTTCAACTCAAGCAATACAAGTTTGCGGTCGATCACTGCCATGATTCGGAGGACGTACGTGGGATTTTGTGCAGTCGATGTAATTCCGCGCTAGGTATTTTTGAGGACAACCCGGACTTTTTAGTCCGTGCTGCTGAATACTTGAACAACCCACCGGCCTTGGGTAAAGTTAAACGGCATGATGGTCGCAGGAAGGTGACGTTTCTTAGGTCTGAATATTTGAGGCGGTATGGAATTAGTTGAACTCTTCCTAAAAGCGTGGCCCGTGCTTCTTGGTTTGGTGACGCTAATCATCGTGCTGTCCAAACTTGACCTGCGCGTGGCGGTGCTGGAAGAGAAGGTCAAATCGGCGTTTGAGATCATTAACAAGATGAAGGACAAGCAATGAGCGAGAAACTTGAGGCTAAGAGTCAGCTTATTGAGAAGACTGCCTTTGCTGTGCTGCCGATCCTTTTTACTTGTGTCGTCTACCTTATGAGTGCGCTTGACAAACTGACTCATGACGTAACGGTCTTGAATGCCAAAATCAGTCTGGTGGTCACATCAGACAACAAGCAAGCCGCCAACTCCGGGGCTGAACTTGCTCGGGAAAAACTGCGGCAGGACATGGAGAAAGAAATCCAGCACAACCGCGACATGATCCACGAAAACCAAAAGCACATTAGCATCATCGAAGACCGGATGGCGAGGAAATAATGGCTGACTTCAACCCCGCCTTTGAAAAAATGATCCACGATGAAGGTGGATACCAACTAACCGACATTCCCGGTGACCGGGGAGGACAAACGTATGCAGGTATCGCAAGAAAACCCAACCCAGACTGGGCAGGGTGGCAGTACATCGACCGTAAAGACTTTGGGTCAGCTACGCCTTTGGTCCGCGAATTCTATAAATCTAATTTTTGGGATCGTGTCCGAGGTGATGACATTAAGGAACAAGCTGTTGCCGAGACAATCTTCAATTTCTCCGTCAACACCGGAGTCGGCGTTGCGTCCAAACTCGCCCAACTCATCGTTGGGGTCACGCCAGACGGAGCAGTCGGACCAAAAACCGTTGAACGACTAAACATCTGTACGGCGGAAAAGTTTCTCCCCGCCTATGCTCTTGCCAAGATTAGCCGATACGCGCAGATCTGCAACAAGGACAGATCTCAGTCCAAGTTTTTACTTGGCTGGATCAACCGCACCCTGCAAGGACTCAAGTAATGGATTTGATTGGAATAGGATCGATAATTGAAGGTGTTGGCAAGGTTGCGGGCGACCTCATCACAACGGATAAAGAACGCATGGAGATGGCGCTGGAGGAGCGCAAGCTGGACCTTGAAGAAAAAAGAATCGACCAGACTACAGACCTCGCGCAAGTGGATGTCAATAAAATTGAAGCGGCGTCTTCTAGCATATTTGTCAGTGGTTGGCGTCCTGCTGTGGGCTGGGTTGGGGTGCTGGGTTTGGCTTATCAATTTCTTGGCTACCCGCTGATGCAATGGTGTTGGGCTTTTGGTCAAAGTTATGACATAATCCCCAAGGGGCTTAACCCTCCCCCGGACCTTGACGTTGAACAACTCATGACGTTGCTGGCTGGCCTTCTTGGGTTTGGTGGTATGCGGTCATTTGAAAAGCACAAGGGTGTAGCGAGCAAGTAATGCCACTTAAGAAACTCCAACTTCGGCCCGGAGTAAACAAGGAAAACACTCGCTACGCCAACGAGAACGGTTGGTATGACAGCGATAAAGTCCGGTTTCGCCAAGGTACGCCTGAGAAGATTGGTGGGTGGCAACGGATTTCTTCGTATACCTTCCAAGGCATATGCCGGTCGCTGTGGAATTGGGTGACCCTCGGGTTTGCCAATTTGGTTGGAGTGGGGACCAATCTCAAGTTTTACATCTCCAACGGCGGACAATATTATGATGTAACTCCGATACGTGCGACCGCTTCGCTGGGTAGCAACCCATTCTCGGCTAACGGAACTACCACAGTCACGGTCACTTCCGCATCTCATGGCGCGATAACTGGAGATTTTGTTACGTTTAGCGGAGCTACTGGTACTTATGCCTCAACTCTGAATGCCGAGTACCAGATCACGGTTCTTACTAATAACACTTACACAATCACAACCGCTTCCGCTCTAACTGCTGGTTCCTACGGTGGAGCGGGAGTATCCGCTGCGTATCAAATTAGTGTTGGCCCCTCTATTGAAGTGCCGCTTGTGGGTTGGGGCGCAGGACCTTGGAGTTCAGGTACGTGGGGCACAAGCACTTCGTCAACGTCAGCCTTGCGATTGTGGAATCAGAGCAACTTTGGTGAAGATTTAATTTTTGGCCCCCGTGGTGGCGCTATCTATTACTGGGATGCGGGTGGTAGTGTAAGTACCCGTGCGGTGTTGCTGTCTTCCCTTACCGGTGCGTCGGATGTCCCGACGATACAGAACGTAGTCTACGTGTCAGACAACCGGTTTGTTTTTGCGTTTGGTTGCAACGACTACGGTTCGGCTACGTTAAACCCCATGCTCATTCGATGGTCCAACCAAGAAGATCCGGCTAGTTGGGCAGTCAGTGCTACTAGTCAAGCAGGTAGTTTGACGCTTTCGCACGGGTCTATCATTGTAACGGCGGTCCAGACTCGACAAGAGATCGTGGTGTTCACGGACTCTTCCGTCTATTCACTACAGTATCTAGGTCTTCCGGCGGTCTGGGGGCAGCAGATTTTGGGCGACAACATCTCAATCATCAATCAGAACGCCGCTATTGTTGCATCTGGTGTGATCTATTGGATGGGTGTAGACAAGTTTTACTTGTATGACGGGCGTGTACAGACGCTGAACTGCGACCTTCGTAAGTATATTTACCAAGACATTAACCTCGGGCAAGGCGGTCAGGTATTTTGCGGAACCAACGAAGGGTTCAACGAGGTTTGGTGGTTTTACTGCTCAATCACTGGGCCAAACGGAACAGGTACAATATCAAACCCCAACACTGTAATTGACCGGTACGTCATATATAACTACGTTGAGCCTGATGGTAAAGGTGGTAAGGGCATTTGGTATTACGGCACTATGGCTCGCACGGCGTGGCTAGACTCCGGTCTGCGAGATTACCCAATAGGTGCTACTTACAGTTATAACCTTGTTGACCATGAGTCTGGGGTCGATAACAATGAAACGGCAACAGCTTTACCCATCGAAGCCTACATATCTTCATCAGAGTTTGATATTGACGATGGCGACCGGTTTGGGTTTGTCTACCGCATGTTGCCAGATATGTCGTTTGAGGGGTCTACTGCGGCCAATCCCTCTGTTACGATGACGTTGCTCCCCATGCAAAACTCTGGGTCAGGTTATAACAGCCCTACGTCTATCGGTGGAAGCGACAACGCTGCGGTTACCCGGACGGCTCAAGTGCCAATTGAAAAATACACCGGACAGGTCTACATCCGGGTACGTGGGCGTCAGATGATTATGAAGATAGCGTCTTCCGATCTAGGAGTGCAGTGGCAGTTAGGCTACCCCCGTATTGACATCCGTCAGGACGGCAGACGATGAGTTACATTGTTACTTCTGACGACCCGCTATCTCAGGCGGTTGCACCTAACTTACCCCTTGCTCCGTTAGACTATGACGCGCAATATTTTGATAAATTTAGCAACGTCTTGCGGTTGTACTTCAATCAGCGCGACAAGGTTATCGGCCAATTAAAAACCAACGCGCCGGTAACAGTAGCTAACCTACCTAGTGCAGCGACCGCAGGGGTTGGATCTAGGGCGTTCGTAACCGACTCTTCTGTGTCCACATTTGGCACTACGGTAGCTGCTGGCGGGTCAACTAAAGTGCCTGTGTACTCAGACGGTACTAACTGGAAAGTGGGTTAGTTATGGTAGGCGAAGAAAGTCTAGACGCGGATGCCGTAGAGCAAAGAGAAGCTGCTAAGGCGCAGAGGGCGGCGTATCTTGCTTCGCCTGAAGGAGTACTTGCAACCAGAGCGCAACAGCTTTCTGGTGACTACGGGTATACACGTAGTGTTAAACCCGAAAACGTCATGGCGATCCAAGGGATCATCGAGCAGCTAGGCGGAAAAGAAAGCGGTCCTACTAACGCAATTGCTGCAACCCTTGTCGAACGCTATGGCATTACCAACCTCGGTCAGCTTGGCACGAGGCAGGTTCAGGGAACTGAATATCAGCTTGTGGATAACTCCCAATCTGGTGGTTCACAAGAATACGTTGAAGTACCCGTAACTCGGACCGAGTACTACAACAAAGTAAACAACCAAGTAATCCCACAGCAGTTTGCTGATTACGATGACGGCAAAGGTACGTACCACATAGGGTTTAACCCCGCATCGTCTACCGGGGTCGGTTTTAAGCTAGACAATTACAACCCCCGTGCGCGTGGCTTTTTCCAAGAAGGAATCGGTTCTGTTCTGCTAAATCTTGCGTCCGTCATACCTAGCCCGATTCAACCGTTTGCCGTTGCCGCCAAAGTTGGAATGGCAGTTGACGAAGGTAACTGGGGGAAAGTCGCACTTAATCTGTTGCCGTATGGCTTAGATGCCGCCGCTGCTGGCGCAGATGTAGTTGGATCGGACTGGGCTACGGCTGGGGCCGGGACGGGTATAGCTTCGCTTCCTGCCGATGTGGCTGCCGGATTATCTGCAACTAAAGCTGGTCAAGCATTTTCTAATTTATCGGGTCAAGCAGTTACTGGGCTAGCCGCTGATGTGGCGGGCGGCGCTACGATGGGTGCTATTAACGCAGCCCTAACGGATAAAGATATACCTAAGTTCGCTGCACTTGGCGGGTTTAGTGTCCTTGCTAATAACGCAGCACAAGCTGTTTATGAAGCAACCGGTAGCCGCACATACGCTGCCGCAGTTAATTCAACCTTAAATACTCTTGCCCAGACCGGCGATTTTGAAAAAGCCCTGACTTCCGGTGGTGTAGCCGGGGTTAGTACGCTGATTAACGAGACGGTTGCAGCAGCTACCAGAAGTCCAGCCGCTGGACAGATCGCTCAATTAGGCATCACGTCAGCCCTTACAAACACCCCGCTTCAGACTGGCGATTTCGTTAATCTCGCCAAGCAATTAACTTCCTCGCCTGAGTTTAAGAAGGCAACAACAAACGCTCCCGACACAACAACAAACGCTCCCGACACAACGACAGTTGCAAGCGGGAATGTCATGTTTGACAAGAACGGTGCAATCACCGGATATGAATCCGCACTTGCCGATGATAATTTAGACAATGCGGTTCAGACTGCGGCAGTAAACAACACGGGCACTGTGTCGGATGCTGGGGGGAATACTTACGTTACACGTCCCGATGGCACTGTCGTTAGAACTAATCTTGATCCCGTTACGGTAGCCGCCGATAACACTATGTGGGGTCGGATTAAAGGGGCGATTGAAGAAAATCTTCCAAACCCAAATTCTAATCTTGGAAAAGTAGTCGCTGTATTACTTGATGCTCCCGCGCAAATGGGGAGTAGTTTGTGGGGTGCGCTTGTAGCAACGGGTGCTGCGGATCGTAACGGGGTAATCAATAAAACACTTGGGGACTTTGAAAAATGGGCGGCTACTCGTCAGCCAACTGATGTATCAGAACAAGGTAAGGTACTTGCAAAAGCGTTTGAAAACGCTAAAACTTTTGGTGAGTCGGCAACGGTTCTTAAAAATTGGGCGGTTGACCAACCTTCTCATCTTGTATTTACTTTAGCATCTGAACTCGTACAAGAGGTAATGACTGGGGGTACTGCGGGACTCGCAAAATTTGCCGCTAAAGCCATAAAAGCTGCCCCTGCAATTGCCGCTCGTTTTGGAACATCAGTTGCAGTAGTAATGGATATGATGGAGGCTGGGGGAAGTGCGGGTAATGACGCATACAAACGCTCCCTTGAGGCTTCTAAAGCAGACGTAGCTTCGGGCAAAATGACCCAAGCGCAAGCGGATGCAAAAGCGGAATTAGATTCACAGAAAGCTGCACTTAGCGGGGCAGCAATTGTTGGTGGGATGATGTCAATCCCCGGTATTACCGCTGCTAGTACTGCTGCTGTCAGAAGTGCTTTTGGTCAAGCCACTGCTCCAGTTAGTAATGAAATTCGTCAGACTTTAGCTAAAAACATCGCAGTCAAAACAGGTAGAGTCCTTAGAGGTACCGCCCTTACTGCCGTAGAAGAGGGGATTGAAGAAGGGGCAAATGAACTTAATATTCAAGATATTCTCGACCCCACTAAACCCCCTGACTATAATAAAGCGTTTCAAGCACTCGGCCAAGGTGTGGTGCTTGGCGGTGGTACCGCTGGTGTAATTGGAACCTTTAATACTGCTACAGCCAGTACGTTTGAGGCGTTTTCTGGTGATTTGGGTGGCCCACCACCCGGAAGTGGGGGTGGTGTCGGTGGGGGTCCCAAAACCGCAGCCGAATACTATAGTAATAACATTGCCGCTGCTATTCGTTCCGGTGGTGGGGCCAACCTAGCAAAAGATAAGGACGCACTTGTTGCTGCTTATGAAGATGCAGGGTATACCCCAGAGAACGCCGCAGCTATGACACGGGGGTTCATCTCTTCCGGCTCGGACCAAGCTGTACGTACGATGTTGGCCGATTCCGGCTTGAAGCCGGAACAGATTGATGCCGTTGCCCCTGCCGTTCTAGACACAATTAAGACGGGTGGTAAGGTCGAAGACGTTGCCGCTAAGGTCGGTGACACGCTGGTCAACGCCGGAGTCTTGGACCCCAAAGCAGTCCAGACGCTATTCCCCGAAGCAAAAGATGCGTATAAGGCGTTAGAAGATCGGATCAACCCGCTTGTTACTACTGAAGCAGAAGCAAGGCAATTTTGGAAAGATATGGGGGTTGACAGCCCCACGGCAACGCAACTTGCTCAAACGACTAACATGCCGGAGGCTAACTCCAAAGCTGCTGTTGCTGCATTACTAGCTGCTGCCAAACCAACTACACCCACAACACCAACTACGACGCCGACAACTACGCCGACAACTACGCCGACAACCACGC